CGACAATGTGTTCTGTCTCAAAACTTGAATACTCGTCAGATACTTGCCCCCATATATTCCGGCGACCGGCATACCACACCCTGCCCTCATACAATGATACAGCTGTTGGAAAGCCTTGATATTCATCCCATGCACCCTCCTGCCAATCCCTTGTAGCTGCAGTTCCACCCAGTGGCGTTATTACAGTTGCGATTGCTGAAGTAGGGCTCAATACTCTCCTAACCTTAACGATTCCCGTAAGAGTTCCGCCAGAATATGATAACCCTATCTGTATGGTTCCAGACGTAAAATCCCCAGTCTTAACGCCAGCACGATAATAATATTCAATATTATCAAGTCCATCATTAATATCGGTTGTTATATTGTCGGTTCCAGACGTAACATCTACCCATGTTGCATCATCAACGCTTCGCTGCAATGTTACTGTAGCAACCCATGTTCCAGCTCTAGAGTATGAAAATTCTCTCGCATCCCCTATGCCTGTAACCAAAATGGAGTCAGTAAACATATCCTCTGCGGTAATGGATGCCTGAACAATCTGACCCGCAGATGAGAGCTTATAAAGCGTCCCTGAGTGCTCTCCGGAAGATCCCTTAAACAGCGCCTTTGATGCAGTTAATGTTATATCCCCAGTTAATGCCGATGGAGTTAATGATATAGATGAGACATTTATTTGCTTAAACGGGCCGTCTAAAGGCTCCTCAAGAACAATAGACCAAGAGTTATTATCTCTCCTTTCTATGCGTCTTTGCTGGTATCCATCGCATGCAATAAATATAACGTCAGCAGATTGCGACTTCCTAATTAGCCCAAGATCTGCCTCTGCCCAAGGAGTGACAATCCCCATTACCCCAGAGCTTTCTACAGCTACGGAATCAACAATTACCGAGTAACTAAGTGAGTTTGAAAACTCAATATAAAAATCATCAGTAGGCGTGAAGGCCAATGAATGCGTGCCCGTTTTTAGCGTGGCAGAAATATAAGTATCATCACCCGCCGTAACGCCAACTTTTAGCAATACAGGGCCTCGACGAATCTCCACCCTTAATGCATGAACAACATTTGGCTCATTTACTACAACCAGTTGATTTCTTTTTGCCGAGCTGGTTCCTGTTCCGAGCAAAGATAGATAGCCGCCCGTCGCCCAAGTCGATGCAGCACTTCCCTCGTCAGTATCTGTCCAACCCGTCAGATCAGTTAGAAAAGTCCCGTTTGTAATTGCAGCTGTTACGGAAGGCCTTGTAATTATCTCCTCATCAACCGATACGCGCATAAGCCCATCGGACAGCTCTATTATTGCTGTATTATCGATAGCCGCCAGAAAGGGGATGTGCATGGACTTGCTAGGAAGGGTATAAATATATTGAAGCCCCGGCCTCAGCATCATTGAGCCGAGAACTCTTGGCATCCAGTTTGTTTGTGTTTCAGCGGAAAATTGAAGCCTATCAAGATCGACTCTTGCTAGAGCTAGAGGGGATATAATGCCACGATTGAATGCAAGTATTGCTGTGTTAACTCTTGGCATTTATACATTTCTCGAATAGGTGCCTCTGTACGAGCTTGAAGACCCGCGCCGCGATCTTGTCCAGCTTCCCGGACGCATATACTGCGTTGGCTTTTCTTGTGCATTAAGCGACTTTGCATCACTTAAATATCTTTGGTGCTCTTGTTTCATCTCATCCTTAATGGATTGAGATTTTGTCAGTCTAATAGCCAGCTCTTTGGCCATTTTTGTAGCTACGCAATTACGGAATAGCTCAGTCCAAAGAGACATGTCGCGCCCGTAGTTGTCAGCATCAGACACATAACGAATATAAATTGTGTCTAGGTCACACCACCAATAACCAGCCTCAACATGATAACTGGTTAAAGGGTCGGTGAAATATTCATCCGTGCATAAAGACACGGTGCGAACATAATTACCCGGTTTATCAAACGCGCGCGCATATCCAAAACTTGGCTCTATCGCAGAATTGTAATTCCACTCTAATGTTCTTGTCGCAAACTCCCAATAAGTCTCCTCAAGCATTTGCTTAATAGGGTCTTCATCCCAAATTGCATCAAGCGCCTTTCGCTCTGGTCTGTTATCAGTAACAGTAGCCAAAGTGGTCTCGCCTATTAGGCTAAGCGCTTGATTGTATAGCTGCAATTTGGTTGGAGTTGTCATACCGCCCTGCGAACCTCACTAGCAAATGACGCCAAAGCCATATTTGCAGCTGCTTGGTCTGGCAATTCTTTAACCATCCATTCGCCGTCTGATTTTCTCTGTACGCCAAACTTGTATCGGTTACTAATCCACTTTGCCTCATACTGGTCGTTAAAATCAACCGTGGCAACAGTGTTAAATTCTTTATAAAATACAACTTCAACTTTTGCCCATAACTGGCCGCATGACATAACAACCAGCTCGCCAATAAACTTGCTTGACTCGGACGTTACAGCAATGCGAGACATTGGACGCAGAAGGTATGCGTTATGCACCCATGCGGCAGGGTTCAGTAATTCTTCGAACGCAACACCATCAGGAACAAAAACATGGTGGCGAAAGATATGCTTAGCCTCGGTCTCAAGGCCGTGATGCTCAACTACAAATGACTTCTTGTTAGGCTGAACAATTTTCAAAACTTTTTTATCTTCTAAATTTTCAGATTCCATAAGGGCCTCTAATGTGGGTTAACTTATGATTCGCCCCCCGAAGGGGGCAAGCCAAACATTAAGCAAGAATTGCAGGAGATACCGTAGCGGCACCGCCAGCTGTCACAGCGCTCACGACATGAACTGTAGCGCCCACTGTAGCTGTGGTTTTAATCACAGTAACGATGTCGTTTACCTTCATGCCTAAAGCATCGCCATTACTAAAGTAATCGGCAGCATCTACATCAGTATGAACATCTGTCGATGCGTATGCCCATGTAGAGATTCCATCACCGATGCTTGACACAAGCAACTGAGGTGGGTTTGATGTTGAATAAGACATACTTTACTCCTTATTCGGCAGCGTAAGCTGAGCCGTCGTGAGTGATTTTTACAACGCCAGAGTTTTGTAGCAACTTGGCACCCATGTACATAGAGCAGCGAGCCCATGAATAATCTTGCTCTTCGTCGTAACCAGCATAAACCTGCATGCCAGCGATATCAGTAGCATGACCAATGGCGCTTTTGTTGTAGACATACAAAGTTTCTGATGCAGTACCCTTACCTGCAATGTTTGGGTGAACGATGAAGTTAATGCCCATCCACATAAATGCATTGGTCGCATTGGTGTTAATCAGCGATTTGCGATCAACGTAATCCACATTAGTGAACTCAGGAACCTGCAAGAGATATGCGTAAGCAGCATAACTAATTACCGCACTAACCTCACCATCAGCGGCAGAGTTATTGCCAAGGATTGCGATTGCGCGAGCGAACATAGCCAAGCTTGCAGTAGTGGCAGCGCCTTGCGTTTGAGTTGCGGCAGACAAGGCAGATAAGATTTGTTGATCTTTCTTGCGGTTTACAGTGCCCATGGATGTTTGCTGCATGATGCGACGCTGGTCGCCCTGTGATGCAAACACGTTAAAGCCTGTCTTCTCAACAAGATCATGCTCTTCAGTAAGAGTAGCCACAGGTTGAGAGTTGTTATCGCCGCGCGCCTGAATGCGACCATTAACACCACGAGTGGTAGTTGTCGCACTACCAGAATCAGCTACAAGAAAAGTAGCCTGATTGCCCTTAATGACAGCTTCGTGGGTTGCTGATTGCTCAAGCAATGATTTGGTTTGTTCGAAGCCGGGGATGTATTCGCTTCGATACTGAATTGTATAGGCTGTTTCGGCCATGATAAATCTCCAAAGTAGTAAATTAAATGAGCGTTATGCTCTCTAATCCGTACTAGGGTTATCCATCATGGCCTAAGAATAGGTTGTCCAATGAAGGGTCTATTCATTTAGCAGAACTGGAGCCTATTTAACGGCCTTTCTGTTTTGCTTGAGTTAAAGCCAAGAATCTCTCTTGTGCCTTAGGATCTTTCCAATATTTGTTTGACTCAGCGGGATCTTTTGAATGCATCATACTCTGTAACTTCTCAAGTTCAGTGTCGATGCCTGCCTCAGTATTAACTCCAGCAGGAAGTAAAGATGCCGTTGGGTTTATAGCTTTCGCTACATTAACAAGCCATCTAATATTATCAGGGTTGTTTGCAAACTTCAAACCATCGGCGCCAACAGAATTAAATAAAGACTGCTGAACGCCCTCGGGAGCTTCAGTGAAGAGACTGTGAATTGCATTCATGTTACCCTGAAACTCGCCACCCCATTCCGACTTCAGCTGAACAAGGCCATTCACTCTAGCCTCGTCGTTAGCCTGTTTTACCCTTGCCTGCTCCTTAGCAATATCGTCCATAAACCACTTGATGTTAGTTTTTACCACGTCAGGCGGCAAATTGCTTTCATGGGCAAACTTTAAATAGCCATCGACTGTAGGCATTAAATCTTCGCCAATTGCCGTGCCATCATCAAATTTTAAGTCATACGCCTTATAGTCTTCAGGGACACCGATACTATCACGATATGCCTTAATTTCTTCAGGGGTGGAGTCGGCTGTTGGCTTTTTTGGTGCAGGAACAAAGCTTGATTTAATCTTTTCAAGCTCACGATATGACTTGTAAACATCCGTAGGGGCTTTCATTCGCTCTAGGCGCTTAAGCTCTTTTTCATCACCCCCAGCCATTTCTTGGCGCCAATTATCTGGCCATGTTTGCGGCACCACTGGCGCATCAGCAACTGGCGTATTGGCGATGTTTACATCTTGCGGTGTATCACTAGGGCTGGCTTGCAGGTTATCTAGTATTTCATCTGTCATATCATTTTTCCTGTGATGTGATTGGTACCTTAATGGCGCTCACGATATGGTCGCCTACAAATTTACGCCCTAAAGCAAAGCATGTATCTCTTTCAGTTTGGAAATACTGATTGCCAGCCCTATTGCATAAAACCGTTAAAATATAATCCAAGGCCATAAGCTGCTCAGCCTCTGTAGCTTTGCCGTTATGTAATGATTTTAATGCCCTAATCTGCGACTTATGTACACTGACATAGGCCTCATTAAGTTCAAAATATGCTGGATCGATAGCTCTTGTATCAGCCATTAATAGCCTTCACTTGCTGAAGAACCTCAGCACCTTGACCAACAGCCGCCATCATTTGCGCGGCCATTTGTTTCTCTTTCTGATCAGCCTCCATGGCGGCTACATCCTCTTCACTATTTAGCCAGTCTTCTTTCGCACC